ATCTCACCCCGCGCCACCTTTTCCAGCTTTTCCGCAATAATCCTATGATGACGACCCTCAATAAAATTCTCATACACATGATGCGCAAAAGACATAAACCTTTCTTGCGCGTTTTCACGTAAATCTAACCGCTTCTTAGCTTCCGTAAGTGCCAGTATCTCTTTTAAAGCTTCTTCCGGAAGCGTTTGTAGGTTCATGATCAGGTATAATAGTTATAGTATGGGTCAGACTCAGAAAAAATATTCCCCGGCAACAATGCAGTCACAGGAACACCAAGCGTCGGTAAGGGTTGCGTATATGGCGTTAAAGCAGCAGGATCTAAAGCCTTCGCAACTAATAAATCATCCGGATAAAAATCCGTCTCCTCCGACTCTGAATCCTCAGCCTCTGAATCCTCGACTGTCTCCATCAGTTGAGCACGACCCGAGCCCCCAGTATCCCTGATCATTTCATTAAACCTGTCCTCAAGAGCACGTTGCTTTGCCCCCGCCTTAAACGCCTCATAATCACGCTCAGTAAAACCTGCTTCCTTTAACTTTTCCGGGTCCCCACCCGTTAACTGAAGCTTTATTGCCCTGCCAATGTTGCCCGGAACATCCCCAAAGGCACGAGCAATCTGAGGTAACATCGCAAAAATACCCCCCGGCCTTAAACCAGAAAGACCTTGTTGCTTACGTAAAAACTCATTTTGCGCCTCTCGCGCCAAAACAGAAGCAGGCTTATAAGCATACAGCGGATTGTCTTCAGGTCTTGCGTATTGTGGCTTGTCCACGCCTATCATCGCAAGAATACCTGCGTTCGTTCCAAATCGAGAAGTGTCTCTTATCCCCTTTTCTCGAAGCCCCGCACTATGTGTTGCTTGCGCTGCCGTTGCAGCCGCCGCATTACCCATCGCGCCAGATAATGCCTCCGAATGCTCATACGCACTACTAAATGGTCCCACATACTTCCCAGAAGCATCCCTCGGTATCCCGCCAACATTCTTTACGCCAGACGCTTTAGCCATGCCACTCGCAGCCTGAATGTCCTTTTTAGTCATGCCGTAGTCTTTGCCAGCCATCACGTAAACCCTTTCGCTAACGAACCAATCCCAAACCGACTTAACGGATCAGGAGCCCTCACATTCCTGTATAAACTATATTCCCGAAGTTGCATAGGCTCCGGCTCCTGCGTTAACATATCATAAGCCATAGCCAAGGACCGATAACCACGATCCCGCCTGTCAGAAACCTTCTTCTCCTCAGACTGCTTCTTCAAAAAATCAACCATCGCCGCATCCGAAACACCCTCCGGATCAGAAGCAACCTCAACAGACTCAAACAAACTATCCGATAACAGATCCTCACCCGCCGTCGTCGGCTCCGTACTAACAGGCAAAGACGGCTTCGCACCCCGCAAACGAGCCTCCGCCGCAGAACCAGTGAACACAATCTCGTCAGAACCAATCCCGTAATTCTCTAAGTTATACAAAATCTGATCCCGGCTTAAACCAGACGTCAAAAACGTCCCGCGCTTCGTAACTATATACTCCCCCGCGTCAATCTCAGGGCGCATCTGCGCAGCATACGGACTACCCCTCATCACAAATACTCCCTTCCTAAAGAACCAAGGCCCAGAAAACTCGGTACCACAACCCTACCACCCTTTCTAAACATCGGTAAACCATACTCCCGTATAGCATTGCGAAAGTTGTCTGTAATCTCAAACGCCGGAACCTTGTATTCCCCAGCATCCCCACGAATGGTAACAAAATCAAGTCGCGGCATGTCTAAACCACTGGTCTTCTCCAATTGCTCTAAAACCTTGTTAACCTGCTTCGGTACAATCCCATCGTAAAACGCTTGCTGACCCGCTAACGGGCCACCCGTCATGTCATGCGCCATCCGACCCGTGCCCAAAGTAAAATGCGTCACTCTAGGATTCGCCATTATTTGATCAAACGCAGACTTAATCGCCAAATCCGTAGTCTTCTCCGTCGTGTACAAACCCTGCAAACCCGCCTTCTCTACATTCGTCTTAGGTATCGGACCCGAACTTTCAAGATCCGAAAGCGCATCTAAAACGCCCATCACGTTCTCAAAAGTTTCCTTCTTTAAATAAAACGAATCTCGTTTATTCCTTTCAAGCCGCTGTTGTACCTCACGCGCCCTCTCAACAGGATCCGAAATATCGTCCCCACGCAAATATCCTTCCGGTTGATAGTCCTCCATATCAACCGAGTCCCATAACCTGTCGTCAGAATTAAGACCCCCCTGAATTAACGCCTCTCGTTGCTCTTTAGGCAAATCCAAGTATTGTTCAAGAGAGTCAACTTCAAACTCAACAAAATCGCCCCCCGGAAAGCTCCTATAATTGTCTACAATAAATTGTAACCGCTCATCCGTATCCTCAATATCCAGCAGATCCTGTTGCACCGCACGTCGTTTTTTCATCTGCCGCAATGTCTGCGCAACATCCGATTGAATCTCCCCCAAATGAAACGAAGTACCACCCCCCTCCACCGGAAACTCCGCAGTGCGAAAATGAACAATAGACGGACCACCATCCTGAACCGAGCCAAAATGAGCCATCGACCCCTCTAAACCATCCGCCCCAGACCGCAAGTTAGGATTCTCTAACGTTAAAATCGTCTCCGAATACGACTGACCACCCGACGTAAAATTCCTCTCATACGCAGCATCCGTACCCGTCTTTACATGAACCTTAACCGGATTCTTCGCCAATAACGCCTCAACCCGCGCATCCGTAAGATCAATCTTGCCATCCGCATCAACAAAAGCACCCAAACCCTGCGGAGTAATCCCGCGTAACGCAAGCTCCGCTGGCTTCGCCCTCTTCGACTTCAACGCCGAAAGCAACTCCTCAACAGAATTAAACTTCGTTTGACCCGCCAACGCCGTCTGCGCAGGACCCAAACTATCCGACAAATACGTCTCAGTTAAATCATACTGATACTGGTTAAATGGCCCCTGCGAATATACCGACATGTCTATGTCGTCGTCCGGAAACTCATCAAAGTCAGCTACTGGAGGGCGAAACTCCTCCAAAAATCGCGCAACCTCCTCGTCCGTGTAACCAAGTAAATCCGGATTGTCCAAAGTCTCCAGTATGTCAACAATGCGAGCCTGCTCCGCTGCAAACTCAGCATCCACCTGCTCTCGCATGTCTTCCGCATCTAAAACATCGCGCCACGGATTCGTCGGATCACGAGTCGGATCGTCCACAAGACGATCCGCAAGCAACGCACGTAACTCCACACGGTCCGGGCTCTCTTCCATAAATAATTGCAGTTGATTTGCAATCTGATCATCCGCATCCCGTATATCCAAACGCGCACCAGCCATAGCACGATCAAACGCAGCAAGCTCATCAGGCCTCGGATTCACTCGCTGCTGAAATAACGCACGAAGAATGTCCGGCGAAAATTGGCGAAGCTCATTAGGAACCTGCTGGTCAACCCGGGGAAACTCGCTAAACATGTCATCGCCCAAACCCCGATCAAAAAAAGTATTACGTAACGCTCCTTCCAGATCCTCAGTTCCTATGTCCCCAAAACGTACAGAATCAAGAATCTCCGCAAACTCGTCTAAACTAGCACGCAAAACCGTGTCAGAACCAAAAAACTGAGCCCCAGTCGGACCGCGATAGGTCAAAGGATCAAATCCAATATACGCAGGCTCACCACCCCGAGTAACAGGAACACGAAGCATCCCATCATCCTGAAGCATCCCAACACCTAAAGCCGTAGTCTCCTCCGTCATACGATCCGCAAGCGCCGCTAACGGATTCTCCCGAACCGAAGTAACAACATCCTCCCCCGGTAAAACAGACCCAAGACCCCGTAACCCCAACCGACCAGCCACAACAGGCCCAGACAAAAACGGAGCCGTCGCAAATAAATCCGCCGTACCCTGACCCATCTCCTCACGAGTCGCATACCTCGGATCAGGCATGTCCTGTATCCGACTAAACGAACCACCAATGTCCTCAATAGCAGCACGACCCGTCCCTATCGGATCCTTCACAGCACCATATATACCACCCGCAACCGCCTCACCAACACCAAGAGGATCCTCCCGCAAAGCACGACCCAACTCCTCCCCAGCCGTCACACGATCATCGTCAAAACCAATAATATTGTCCAATGCCTCATAACCCATACGCCCCGCTTCCAAAATCGGACGCCGCAAACCTAACGGAATGTAATACTCAATACCACTCGGCAAATAACCCGTGTACGGACTAGAAGACCCAGACGACCGATCCAAAGAACCAAAGAAAAACGGACTACGCTCCACCATCTAACTACTTCCTCACAGCACCACGTAAACGTACAAGTAAAGCACTTAACGCAGGACCAAGAACCTCAGTGTCTAACTCACCCGTCCTAAAATACGCCTGTGCCGCAATCCGCTCCGCATCCGTCACAGACGAATCCGTAAACTTCTCATCCGCCTCCGGAGGCTCAAATAACTCTACCAAAAATTCCGCCGTGTCATACGCCCCACTCCCCCGCTCCTCCATCAAAGGACGAAATACATCCATATTCTCACGTATAAACTCCATCTCCCCAATATGAGCAGCCTCATGCGCCAAAATCTCAGGCGTAGCCAAATAAGGATCCGTAAAAACAGGGCGAAGACGCTGCTGATAAAGATCCCCATAATCAATAGGAGAAGATATGTTCGCACCCTCCAAAGTTGGGCGGAGACCTAACTCACGAGAGTCATATCCCCGTTCCTTATAATTAGGAACATAATTCGCCAAAAAAGGCTTACCACCTCTGTGCCTATAACCAGCATAATTAATCTCCACAGGCTTACCATCCCTCCCCGTCGTTCGAATCGTCTCAACCGGACGAGTCGGATAACTGCCAAACATCCCCCTGTGACGCCCACCAGATACAGCCATCTCAAAAAACGGATTCGGATTCGTAGGCGTCATCCCAACCAAATACTCATCCTCCGCCTCAGCATACGCACGAGCCAACATATCCGCCTTCGTGTTGTCCAAACCCTGCTTCATTACCTCATATTCCCGAGCCGCGTTCCTCGCAATCCGCTCCTCGTTAATCTCAATGTCTCTCTTACGTTCCTCCTCCCTCATTACCTCAGGACGCAAAAGATCAAAAAGACTCACACCTTTCGCCTGACCACCATTCTCAAAATACGAAACAATTCCACCCCCAGATAACTTCTTCTTAGGCGGCAACCGCATCCCAGAAGCCTGCTGCGACAAATCATAAATCCCGCCACCCCCACCACGAGGATGCCGAAAAACCCGATTACGCGCCCGGCGCTCCTGCATGTCCTTATCCGCTTCCGGATGCAGCTTCCGTTGGAAATCTAACTCTTCCTTAAAAGCCTTCTCTCTAAGTTGTCTCAGAAGATCGTCAGTGCTGTCAGGCATAAAAAACTCCAAAAGTTTAGGGCAGTTTACACAAAACCCGAATGAAAATATACCCGAAATTTTTTGAGGGGGCTAGGAGTCCCAATGAAATTATTCTGCAATGAATTTACAAAACTAACATTACACAGACGTCAGACACCCCACGCCGCCCAAACAGGGGGGATGGGGGGTGCAAGAGGATCAAGATCTCAGACACGATTGTCCACAGTAACCCTAAACGGTCCTTCAGACCGTGGTCGGTTTTCGAACCGACAGTCGAGTCAAGGAACTCGTTCCTTGACAATCCGGACAACCGGGTGCGTCCGGTTGATCACGCTCAATTGTGCTTCGCGCTTTTATTAGTTTAAGAGTCCAGATGACAGCAGAACATTTCTTTTGTGCCTGCCTGCTAACGATCCTGATTTATCATGCCTTGGCCTATGTCGGCAGGGCGGCACGATGATAAATCAGGATCGAGGCAGTCACCTTAACTTTCTACTGCCACAGGACTGATAAGTCTAAGGTGTGCTGGTTGACTATTCCGAACAGATGCCGCGCCATTCCATCCCAACATGATTGAGTTTGCGCTGGACGCGCAAACGCTTATATCTGCCAAGTCACCATCTGCGCCGATGACGCGGGTATCTGTTCGGGCAACCAGCACCAACACACACACAACAGAAGTACCGTGCGGCTCGAGCCCAGCTCTTAGCCTGTTCAGAAGCACAGCGTAAAGGGTCACAAAAAAATAGATCCCAAGAAGAACGACCTCTCGATTTTTCAGTGGTGCTTCGCTCTCTTTTTAGTTGAAAAATCGACCCGACCTAGAATTTCGTTCTCCGCCCATAGATACGCTACATCCGATGAACCTGACGCTGCGTAACCTTGAGGCCCCAGCAGATCTTTCCGCTCCAGATCTTGTCTCAAGTTTACGCTGCATCAGAACCCTCGGACGTTGCGTTTGGTGCAGGATTTTTTTGGACGAGTCAGCCCTGTCGAGATCGTACATGCTAAGAACGAGTGTCGGGGCTGACCCTTTACCCTATGCTCCTGCCCCGGCAAAAGAGGGGGCACGGCGCACGGTAATTCTGTCGTGCGTGTGTTCATCCATTTTTAAGGAGATCTCACAATGGATATCAAACTATTCGCAACCGAAATCCAACTCATCAACAACCTGCTCAACCGACTCGAGTACGACTGGACATGTTTCGAAGCGGAAATTTTCGACGATAGACTGCGGTGCAAACTATACCATCGCGGCCTGCCTTTCGAAGATAGCGTGAGCGAGTACTGGAGCTTCTACTTCGACGGCGAGTACAACCTCCACAACAGCATCGAGCATATGCTGGAAGGCATCCAAGAGTATATTCAAAACCTTCCAACAGGCGACACGCTCAAGCAACACCAACTTGTTCGCAAGATGGAAGAAGCTGCGCGTATCGCAGAAGAGCTCAACATCGATGCCGACTTCGTGAACCCGCTCGTAGCGATCATGGAGAAGCTTGCAAACAACGCGATCACACATCGCAAGTAATTTCAACCGCGAGGGGCTCCGGCTCCTCGCACAACAACAGGAGGCGCACATGCGCAAACACTACCGATTCATCCACGATGCAGGTCACGGCTGGCTCGAAGTTCATCGAGACGACCTTGCCGAGCTTGGCCTGTCCGAAAATGACCTCTCAGAGTTCAGCTACAAGAACGGAGGCTTCTTCTACCTCGAGGAAGACTGCGATGCCGGACTCTTCATCGGCTACCACGACAGTATTATGGGCTTCTCACCCAAGTGCTCAGAGCACGACCACGGCAACTGGTCACGCATCCGCAACTTCCAACGTTGCAAACCCACCACAAACATTTGGCCCACCATATCAACAGGAGAATGGGAATGACTGACACCTCAAACGCAGTAGACGCTTTCATCAACGCTATCGTCGATGGCCTGATCAAACACGAGAAGTTCAACGAGCACATCGCAGGGATCGTCAGCAATGACGGCTTCACCGATGACTATCTGTACGAGCAGATCGAACTCTGGATGAGCAACACCTTCTCGCTCAATGATTACGGTCACTTCGATATCAGCGACTACTCATACGAAATCTTCGGGATGATAGACGACCACGTCGATAGGGACTTCATCAGCGATGTCCTCACCGACGTCGAATGGGAACTCAAAGTGAAAGGAAGCAGATGAGAAAAGAAACGTACAAGATAGCTAAAGCGTTTCTGGAAGGGCGGCCCGCACAGGCTGCCCGCACCAGCACCGATGGGCAAACCGTCTGGCTACACGGAAATCGTATCGCCTATCGGGACGAAGACGGACATCTCTGCATCACAATGGCAGGCTGGCCTACCGTCACAACACGAGAACGGATCAACGGCATACTCAAGGTCTTTGGGTATCTGCGCTGGGGCATATCACAACGCAACCACGCTCAGTACCTCATCAACCCCGAAGGCGGCGCAATGGAGATCGGAGATCGTGACATCATCCAACTGGAGGAATATCTCAAATGAAACCAATTACTCTCTTCGACACACCAAGCAGCTGGACCGACCTAGAGGATCGGCTGCAATCACTCAGCGGCGATGAGCGCAGCGTTGCAACACTGTTCGCAATGCTGACATGGAACCTCGCTTGCAAAATCGCAAACGAAGGAGGCGAACATGGACACTGAGGCGAACATGGACACTTGGGATGACGATCAGATCCGCGAGTTCTACGACAACAACCCCAACCTCTTGCTCTCAACATACGCGGGTATGCTAGGGCTGAGTGTTGGCGAACTGAAGGAAATCCTGATGCCAAGTAAGTAAGAGAAAGGGGGCTTCGGCTCCCTTTTTTACTTCAGCAGAAAAAGGTGTGCCGCTAGTCGCGGTCACTTGCGCGTTGAAGACGCGCTTAGAAATGTGTCCTCGTTCCTCGGACGCTTTATTCTATGTCCCATCCCCGGTAGCCCCGGGGCTGGAACCCGCCGCCGCAGAGCCGCAAGGCTCGGAAACACGGCGGCACAAGAGACGCAAGGCTTCGAAAAGAGACGCAAGGTCATCGAAACACTGCCCATCGGTCCCCGATACCCCCCGATCATGCAAATCCGGACCTTTTTCCCCCGTAAACAAATATAGCTTCTTGGTAGAGAGGCACTTTACTAAGAAGAAATTTGATCCTCCTCGAGCCCAATACGCCATATTCCACGCAATCTGATGAGGCGACAAATTTGGTTTGTTGCCTTTTAGCGTTTTTAGCTCCATCCAAAAGGATATGCCGTCCCAAACGGCATGGACATCGGGGACACCCCCGCCGTGCTTGTTCTCAATACGGGTAGCAAAACACTTTTTAGGAAGATTTTTCCTGACTAATTGCCAAAGATTCGCCTCCGGTCCCCTGCTCATTTGGTGTTATATCCTTGTAGTTTCCCTCAAGGGTAAAGGCTTGTGGGTATTTCTTTTGCAGGTCAGAGAGACGAGCCACAATTTCATCACGGGATAGCTGATCAATCTGGTTAATGTTCTCACGTCGATCAACAGTCAGCCCACCCAAAGCGGAGCGGATTTTCTCTGCGTTTATCGCAGCGGAAAACTGTCCTGCATCCTCCGCGCCCTTAGATAGCTGGTGGAGCCGTTGTAGCTGCCCTATAGTGGTGACGCCGTACCTCCGCTCTCTCTCCTCGCGCAATTCCTTTATGTATTCTGGGACCAGCGGATAGTCTCTCCCGTTCAACAATCGCGCTGCACGTTGATGCGCAAGTTCAGGTGAATACCCTGCTTTGCGCGCACATTCAGCATTGCTATAAATTCCCTCAACAACATGACGAGCGAAAGTCATCTGCCGATTAGTCAATTTTTGCTGCTTCTCTGCCATTTTCCTGCCGTTTAACTAACCTGTTATATACAGTTTTTTACCCCCCCTTACCCTTTTTTTCAATTTTCTTTTTTCAAAACCGCTCGCGTGGACGTCAACTCAGGGGGTGTTTACAGCAAAGTGTAAACCGTTTACGCGATGTTTACACTTAACAAACGCTGATAACATATTGTTTTTTCACAAAAAAAACCATGTGTTTACACTGTTTACACTAAAAACACGTTTTTCAAAAAAAAAAAACGAGAGGGGGGGGGGTAAAAAAGTGTATACGGGGGGTTGAATAGTGACTTACATATCCTATATAAGTTTTTACATAACTAATTAATGAGGAAAATATGGAAACTGTGACCTATACTTTACCAGCGTTTTGGGCAACGGCCCTGTTCTATGATGACACCTCTTCCTTTGATGGGTATGAGGATGAAAAGCCGTTTCATGATTTTTGCGAATACATGCTCAAGGAGCACGGCACGTCTGAGCCCGTAGACTGCACAGATGAGCCCCATTTCACGAAATGGCATGACGCCACATATCTGGGTGTTTTGGCGTGTGATGTTTTGGAGTACACTTTTATTGTTGGCAACGGCAATCCGACGACGAGCGCGATGGTGACACTTGCGCACACTATGGAGGGTTGATTGATGGAGATTGATGAGGGGCATTATCATGCGCTTTCTGAACGGTCGCATGATTGTGACTGGGGGCCGTGCACAATTTACACTGCTATGAACGAGAATTTTTATGTTGTGGTTTATCATGACCATGACCGTATTTCTGTACATCACAGAGGGGAGGAGGACTGATGGCTTATAATGGGTGGAAGAACAAAGAAACGTGGCTCGTGAACCTGTGGTATGGTGATGCATTTGATATGTATCGTGAGGAGGGTGAGAGTATCACTGCGGATTTTATAGAGCATTTTGTGGACGAGCACATTGCGGAGGTATTGACTGCACCTTTGTCTCATTTTGTTCAGGACATGTTAAACTGCGCGTTGGGTGAGATCGATTATCACGAGCTTGCGGAGCATTATGAGGAGGAGTTGGAAGATGCCTAATCATGCATATCAGAGGGTAAGATTGACGGGGGATTCACGTATAGTGATGCGTTTACATAACGAGGTACCGAACAGGCGTTTTTGTGACGCTGTTATTCCGATGCCATTGGAGTTGATGGCGGGTGATGGTTGGTATGGTTGGTGCGTCGAGCACTGGGATACGAAGTGGGACATCTGTTCACCGGAGATTATTGCGACGAGTTGGGGGGAGGGCACTGAGTTGTCTTCTTATTTTGGTGGTGACGAGCATTGGTTTGAATTTACGTGTTGGACTGCGTGGTCGCCTCCTTATGCGATTTGGCATCGTTTGATGGAGTTGGGGATATGTGTTGAGGCGGAGTATTTTGACGAGGGTGGTCATTTTGTTGGGACGTGGCGTGATGGTGTAATGGAGGAGTGGCAGGTTGACGATGACTGGGAGGCCACTTGCAAGGTTACGGAGCGTTGTGTTGGTGAGGCTGATTATTTTGTTGTGGAGGAGGATTGATGGTTATGGTTCGGGCGACTGCGACTATGTACACATTTTTGGAGTGGGAGGGGGAGGTTCCTTCTGGCATTCCGGAGGAGCGTTGGGTGCGTTGGATCAGGTCCAATGTTGACGGCGGTGAGTTTGTTGAGTTTGCGAGTGAGTGGGAGGTTAATTGTGATTTGGAGGTATTAGAGGATGTTTAGGTTTGAGAACCGTTGGTCTACGCTAACGGATAAGGAGTTGGAGCGGATACTGGACGAGGTATTTCTGAAGGTTTTTGGGAGGTTGCGTGATGGAGATTAGGGTAAACGTGGAGGCATGGCCTCAATATGACAAGGAGTTTTTGGTTCAGTGGGGAGGGTTTATTCCTTACTGGGTTGCGGAGTTTGAGGATGGCAGTTTGATCGATCATCTTGCGGAGCGATATGGGTTTGGGGATCTGCGTCCGATGGGTGGCACGGTTAAGGATGGTGTATATTGTTATCCTGAGGATGATGATTTGCCTCATATTTTGTCGATGGAGACGCCGTTGGGTGTTTTGTATCAATTTCCATATGGGATTGTTGCGATCCCTGATGGTGAGGGTAAGCCGCATTTAGTTACGAGGATGGATTGATGGGTAAGATGAAAGCGATGTTAATGGAGTTGCAAGAAGCGCCGCTGATGGTTCGTTGTGTGGATTGTGACGGTGAGGGTTACAGTTACTTTGAGATTATCCGGCCTCAGAGTTTTTCTCGGGACATTGGATATTTGGAGGAGGTTCGAGAGGTTTGTGAGACGTGCGGTGGTGATGGTGAGGTGGAGCAGTTGTGTGATTGTGGGATGTTGGTGACTAAGAACATGGGTCAAGATGCAAAGCAATGTGAGGAGTGTGCATTATGATAGACGACAGGATTTGTATGTTTTACGTGGCGGATCGTTTGGACGAAATTTGGAAGTCTAAGGATTTGAAGGGTGGTGTTTTGGATTTTTTATCGGAGATGAACCACAACATTGGGGTGAACACTCGGATTAAGAGGGCTACGCCGGAGGAATTTGTTGAGGTTCCTGTTAAGCGCAAGCGAGGGCGACCAAGGAAGAACCCATGAGGCCGGACTGGGAAGACTGGACTATTTTTTGGTTGGTTGTGTTCCTTGCTGCGGTGAGTGTGTTTTTGGTGAGTTTGGGTATCTTATAGGGGGTTATATGTATAACGGCAGGGATCAGGAGGAGTTTAGCGGTGATCCTTATTTAATTAGTGTTGCAGCCGAGGTTTCTCGGCTGCGGCGTGAGGTTTCTGATGACGAGTGGGAGGGTCGGGATGCGGGATTCAAGCGCCGAGAGTTGGAGTATTACGAGCGATTAGCGAGGGAGGGTGTAATTTATGAGCCAAGATTTTAACTTATCGGCGTTTGAGGAGGCGGAGCTTAGATGGCTGAGACGCAAGGTTGATGAGTTAATTGACGAGGAATTTAGGGCGGATGCGCGTCCTAATGTTAAGCGGGAGCTTTGGTATGCGAGGGAGGAGCTTGAGCAATTTGTATCGAAACTGAGGAAGAGAGGAAGGCGTATATGATTTCCACGGAGGAAATGACGAAGGACATAAATGATTTGTTGAAGAAGTGGCAGCTAGAGGGGCACGATCCTGTGATCTGTGTATACGGAGTTTTGATGAGGTTTACGGCGGTGGCTGTTGGTCTTGTTGAGGATGAGGATTTGTTGTTGTTTTTAGATGACGCGAGAGAAAGAGGGTTGGAACTTCATGAGAAAATCGAGAGACGGAATAAGACCTATGCACATTGAGACACAGGAAGTGGTTGTAACGGGGCAGATACCGAGTGGTTCTGCGTTTGGTGTAACGGGGAGCGGGGAGCAAGTTTTTATTCCTCCGCAGCTTGCTAATGAGTTGCATGTTGGGGATCATTTGGAGGCGATGATGATACCGAACAACTGGAACCACAAGGATCGGACGCCGTGGCGCATTGTTCGTTTTACGTTATTGGACGGTGGTGAGGTTGCGGTGGTGAAGCCGGATCCTGTGCAGCGGTCGTTACGCCAGCAGGTTTTGGATGTTTTGGAGGAGGATCCGGATGTTCAATGGTCGGTGAACGACATCAAGGATGCGTTGGGCATGGATGTTGGTCATCAGGATATTTTGCAGGAGTGTGAGGGTTTGTGGGCTGTAGGGTCTGTGGTTAAGGCGCAGGTGTACGGTAGTTACAACAAGAAGGCATCGTTTAATTTGTACTCGAAGAGTATTGATGCGTTTAAGTAAAAAGAAAGGAGCCGCAAGGCTCCTTTTTAGTTTATTGAGGCAGTAGGGCCACAGGCGTAGGCTCTACATCATAAAGGAGGCTAACATGCCTCCTTTTCCTTTTCAATCTCTTTTTGGATCATGTACGAGAGTTGTCTTGACAGGGGTCGATGCTCGCGTTCCGACAGTTGTCGGAGTCGTTCATGATCTTCGGGAAGAATTGCGATAGTCTTCCACTTCACGGTTTGTGTTTCTTCTAGCACGGGTTTTCTCCTTTACCTTTTGCCTTTTGCGCAACGTCTTCTCCCACTTGCGTGACAGGCAGTGTATTCTCTCACGTTTCATTATATATCACATAGAAGTTTTTCCAAGGCGTTGCTCGCGATTTTTTCGGGAACCTTCGTTTTCGTAGGTCCAGCCTCGGATTTGTCCTATGGTTTTGCCTGACCATCCATCGGTCAGGGCTTTAGCGACATCGAGGGATAGCCCTGTTTCTTTGGCTATCTCTGCGGCTGCGGTATCTCTGGTTCGCAGTCCTTTGCGTCGGTCCACGATGTGTTCTGTTACTTTGGTGGCGTCAAAGTCAGCCATTCTCTAGCCTCCTCTCCAAGAACCTTTGCACCGATATCGATCTTTGCGCGGAGGGCTTTGACGATTTTCTCATCGATAGTGCCTTCGGAGATTAGATCGACGTAAGTCACGTTGTTCTTTTGTCCAATCCTGTGCGCTCGATCCTCTGATTGGATGCGCGTTTCGAGATTAAAGTCATTAGCGTAATACACCACAAGGGATGCTTCCGTCAATGTGATGCCATATCCTGCTGTTGCAGGATTGCCGACGAAGAAGCGGAGTTTGGACCGAGGTTCTTGGAATGTTTTCACGATGGACTGTCTCACATTGTCGGAGGTGTCGCCGTAATATGCGGCTGCGCATCCTTCTCCGAACTGGGTTTCGAGGGTTTGCATGATGTGTTTGATGTCATGTCTAAACCGTGACCAGATGATGGCTTTGCCGTCATGCTCTTCGAGGATTTCGAGCAGCGCGTCGATCCTTTTAGAGGGGAATGTGATGGTATCTCCATCGTCTGTTTTGAGGTGACCGCACAGAACTTGCTGCAAGCGCAGGAGTTGTGTGATGACCATGGGTGCGGAGACGAGGTCCATGTCGTTCAGCACAACCATAGCATGTTCTTTGATCTGCCTGTACATCGTATGCTGGTCCGGGGTCAGACTAACGACCCGGGAGGTGTACAGTTTCTCGGGTAGGTCGAGACAATCTTTTTTTAACACGCGGAACGTGTGTGGGTCTGTCCTTTGGGTCAAGTCGTCGAGGTTTCGGAAGCCGACGATTTGGTTAAAGGCGGTGCGTCCCATCTTAACCTTGTTCATCACGGCGTATCGGCCTTGGAAAGCGTAGAAGCTTTCGACACCAAGCAGTCCTTGGCGGAGGAACTCGAACTGTGCAAAGATATCCATCGGACTTTTTGTCACAGGAGATCCGGTTAGCAGCCTTTTGTACTTGAACCCCTGCGCTATTTTGATAAGGCTCTTTGTGCGTTTGGCTTTATGGTTCTTGATTGTGGTCGATTCGTCGATGGCGATCATTCCATTTAGCCCAAACGCACCAGCCAGCCATGCTCCTGCCTTTTGTCCTTTGAGCGTGGAGAAGCTCTCGACATTCATCACAAATATTGTCAGTCCATCGAACTTGTTTTTGACTGACCGCATTTCATCTGTTTGTGTTTTGTTGGGCGCAGCCACCCACCTGATGACACGATGCGGAACTTGATCTGACATGTGTTCCGGTATTTCTTTCTCAACCCAGTTACGGTACACGCCTTTGGGTGCGATGATCAGGGCAAAGTTGATCTTACCTTCGAGGTATAGAAGACCGAGGTTGTCGATCAAAACTTTGGATTTGCCTGTGCCCATCTCCATAAAGTACCCGAACTCGGGCCGAGCGTATCCGATATCCAATGCATCCTTCTGATGCTTGAATGGTTTTATTTTAAAAAAGTTATCATTCGCCATTGTATTCCTCCATAATGCGTATATATATGTAATCGATACACATGTATCAACCATCTTTAACCTGAAGAGGAGAAACTTTTGATGGAAATTTTTGAGGACTTCTATGACGAGGCCAGTGCGTTGCAGACAGTCGGAACAGAAGCTGGCAAAAATCTCAGCACCTTGGTTAAACAGCTTCGGTATGTGGAATCGCAGATCGAGGATGCGGAAAATCACTTGAAAGCTTTGAAGCAAGAGAAGCACAAGCTCTCTGTTGAAAACATCCCATCCCTGATGGATGAGATGGGCTTGGAGCGTGTAGATGTTGAGGGTCTTACGGTTCAAAGGAAGATGATGGTTCATGCATCTATTCCTGTGGCACGTAAGGACGAGGCTCATGCGTGGTTGCGTGAACATGGTCACGATGACATCATCAAGAACGATGTCACAGTTTCATTTGGTAAGGGGCAAGACAATCTTGCGGGAGATCTGATGGGACGCTTGGAAGCCGAGGGGCTCGATCCCAAGGCCAAGACTTATGTGCATCCGTCCACTCTCAAGGCATTTATCAAAGAGCAAGTGACGGACGGGAAGCCGATTGACCTCGACATGTTCGGGGCATTCATTGCAAACGCAGCAGAGATACGGAGGAAAGCGTGATGGGTACGGCAGTAGCAAAGAAAAAGAACACAAGCGTTTCAACAGATGTGTTGGACGATTTACTGGGCATGGCTGGAGAGGGTGCGTCCTTCGACAGTAGTGAGATGCAGATCCCGTTCCTGCGTGTGTTGCAAGCGTTGTCGCCGCAACTCAACAAGAAAAAGCCTGAGTACATCGAAGGTGCGGAGCAAGGCGACATGTTCAACAACGTCACCATGCAGCATTGGGATGGCGAGGAAGGTGTGCAGGTTATCCCATGCTATCAGACCACCAAGTATCTGGAGTTTACGCCTCGTGACCAAGGCGGTGGGTTCCATGGTGAACTGTCGCCTGACGATCCTGCTATCACACAGACAACGCGAGTGGGGTCGAAGGAACTGTTATCCAATGGCAATGAACTGGTGAAGTCAGACCAGCATTATTGCTTACTGCTTGACGAGGATGGCTCATTCCAGCCTATCGTCGTGGATATGAAGTCAACTCAGTTGAAAGTCAGTCGGCGATGGAAGACGCAGATTGCAATGCAAAAGATCAAACGTCCGGATGGCAGCATGGCTACGCCTCCGGTCTTTGGCACCATATGGAAGTTGAGCACTACCGAGGAAAGTAATGACCAAGGTACGTGGAACAACTACATGATTGAGAAGGTTGGGCTGGTTCAGTCTCGTGACATTCTCATGGAGGCAAAGGCGTTTCGTGATTCCGTGCAAGCGGGAGACGTTAAAGCTGTAGCGGAAGACCCATCGGGCTCCTCTTCTGGACCGACCCAGAAAGACGAAATCCCGTTCTGATGCAGCTTGGGGGTGGAGTTTTGTGTGACCGAGTCCGGGCCGCGTCCGACACCACCCCCACCTTTTAGGAGTTACACATGTCAGCAGCAAAGCAAATGCTGGCAGCGTTTCAAGGGTCACAAAAAGGGCATGGTCGAACACAGGTCGGGCGTGTGGGGCGCAATGGAAAGACGGAAGCCAAGTCTTTTGTAATCCGAGAACCGCTGACAGAAGAAATTATGCAGCAACATATCGACGGAACGCAGGGCATAGGATCGATCCCTATCAAGTCCGGTAACGTATGTATGTTTGGTGCGCTGGACATTGACAAGTATGATTTGGATCATGCTTCGTTAAGCAAGAAGATTAAAGATTTGAACCTCCCTCTGTTTCATTGCAGGTCGAAGTCGGGGGGTGCACATTTGTATTTGTTCCTTAAAGACTGGGAGCCAGCGTCCATGGTACGGGAGATCTTGGATGAGATGGCTTCGGCTATGGGGTATTCCGGATGCGAGATTTTTCCAAAGCAGGATACCATCCGCGAAGAGGAGGGGGATCTTGGGAACTTCATTAATCTGCCGTACTTCAGGGCGGATGAAACGATGCGATATTGTTTTGACCGGAAGGGCAAGGCTATGTCGCTGGATGATTTTCTCAAGGCGATAGACAAGGGGCGAGTTGCTATGTCTACGCTAACGTCGTTGACGTTTGGTGGGGAGCGCAAGCATTTTACAGATGGTCCGTTTTGTCTTGAAACGATGGCTGCGCAGGGGCCGATAACGGAGTACAGAAACATTTTCATGTTTAACGTGGGGGTGTACTGCCGGAACAAGTGGCCTGACAACTGGAGAGAGCACCACGAGGAGTACAATCGTATGCTTTGTGAGCCGCCTCTCCCTTCTAGTGAGATCGTCCAGTTACAGAAGTCGTTGGACAGAAAAGATTATTACTACCAGTGTGAGCAATGTCCGCTCAAGGACTTCTGTAACAAGCAGATCTGCAAGACGCGCCCGTATGGTGTGGGCAACGAAGCACCGGACAAGCCGCGCATTGGTGGGCTTACGATTATGTTGTCTGAGCCTCGTCTGTACTTCATGGATGTGAACGGGAAGCGTGTGGTTTTAGCTGGCGACCAGCTACAGCATCCGTCGTTGTGGCAACGCGCTTGCATGGAGCAAGCGGACATGATGCCTCCGACGCCAAAGGCCGCAGACTGGCAGCAGATGGTCAATGGTATGATGAGCACGGCGACGAAGATCGATGTGCCGGAGGAACTGACATATTCGGGGCGCTTTAGAGAACATTTGAAAGCGTTCTGCACCAGCCGCATCAAGGCGATGTCGCCAGAGGAGTTGGATCTTGGCAAGCCGTGGACCGAGGACGGGCTTACCAAGTTTAAGATTGAGGGTTTGATGGAGTATCTGAAGAACCGTGGGTTTACCACGTTTACTCGGGCACAGGTACAAGATCAGATCAAACAGATGAATGACAATGAGGAATGTTACGGACACCAAAGCATACGCAGGGACAATGGGAAGCGGAGCACGATACGAGTGTGGTGGGTTCCTGCGTTTGATGATTCGTTACCGGAGTTAAAGGAGCCAGATTATGATATCCCCTTCTGACATAAAGCTGCTTAAAGTCGGAGAGGTTGCGAAGATGCTGAATGTTTCAGTGTCGGCGATTTACAAGTGGACACAAGCGGGGGATTTCCCTGCGCCCTACAAGCTGGGTGACAAGAAGAAGTCCACGGCTAGATGGAGTGAGGCTGAAGTGGTTGCATGGCTCTCAGCAAAGGTAGGACGCGATGGATAACTCGACGTTGATCTTTGGACCTCCGGGTTGTGGAAAGACATATACGTTGATCCAAGAGGTGGAGGATGAGCTTTCCAGAGGCACGCATCCGAGCCGCATAGGGTATTGTTCGTTCACGCGCAAGGCGGTGGGTGAAGCGGTGGATCGAGCCTGTGCCAAGTTTAACTTAACATCAAAAGAGTTGCCGTTTTTCCGGACGCTAAACTCGTGGGGCTTTCGTGGTTTAGGGCTGAACCGTGATGACATGATGTCAATGGAAGACTGGGCCGTGTTGGGTATGGATCTTGGCATGAGGTTTACAGGCACGAGTGCCCTGTCTCTGGATGATGGGATGACGATACCGCCCGGAACGGAGCAAGGGGATAGGTATGCGCAGCTTGTGATGAGGGCGCGGCATCGGCAGATCTCACTTGAGATGGAGTACAATCTTACGAGGGACCACAGTTTGAACTTCGCGCAGTTGGAGCGCGTAAGCGCAGCCATTCAGAACTACAAACTTAACATGCACAAGTTGGATTTTGTCGATCAGATTGAACAGTACATTGCGCAGGTTGATGCGCCACACTTAGACTTGTTTATCGTGGACGAAGCGCAGGACTTGACGCCGTTACAGTGGGAGATGGTACGCAAGATTGCGGAACATGCGGATCGTGTGGTTATCGCAGGGGATGATGATCAGGCGATTCACAGGTGGACCGGAGTAGATGTAAACCGTTTCTTGGGTGCGTCACCAAACTATCGGGTGCTAAACCAAAGCTATCGTATGCCCAGAAGCGTTCACAAGCTATCGCAAGACATCGTGCGTCGAATATCGAACCGGAGAGAAAAGCAGTTTGATCCCACAGAACGGGATGGTCGGGTTGATTTTTTGATGAACGAGCACGAGTTGGATTTGACCGAAGGATCGTGGACCTTGATGGCGAGAACAAACCGCAAGATGCACTCATGGGCGGAACAACTACGGGCGGATGGGTATCTGTATTCCAAGAAGGGCAAGTCCAGCATCAATCGTGACATGGCAGAGGTTGTTGTGTCATGGCGGCAGCTTCAGCGCGGAGATGCCTTAACGTATCCGCAGGTTTTACACTTGTATGATAACGTTCCTAAGATGGGGGACGCTGCGGTTGTGAAGCGTGGATCGAGAAAGCTGCTTGATGCTGCAAGTCCAGAGGCGATGTTAACATACGATACATTGGTAGGGGAGTACGGCATGATCGCTCCGCTGGAGCGTGAGGCGTATGACGTTGCTCGGATGGGCAAGGACACCAAAAATTATGTTAGGGCTATTGAGCGGCGAGGAGAGGACATTCTAGCGGAGCCTCGGATCAAGGTTTCCACCTTTCATGGGATGAAAGGTGGGGAAGATGACAATTGCGCAGTGTCCTTGGAAAGTACATGGGCGTGTGTCAACACCGACCATCCCGACGACGAGCATCGAGCAATGTATGTTGGGGTGACAAGAGCAAGAAACAAGCTGTGTCTTATCGATACAGATAGCAAGTATAGGTATAGCATATGACTTCTGAGCAAAGCCGCTTCGACTTTATCGAGGACGAGATTGAACGAGTGTTTGTGAACGCGGATGACGAGTGGAAAAAACAGTATTATGAACACGCGGCACGATATTTAAGGGGACACAGGATCGTGGAAGGCGGTCAGATCTGCGCCTATTGTAGGGCTCAAGGGATGCCCGACCCGCACCATCACAATGTGTGGGGAGCTATGATGGCTTCTCTGCGAAACCTTGGGTGGGTTGAAAAGATAGGGATGGTTACTCCAACAACACGGCACACGCACATCGATAAAGTATGCCAGTGGGAAAGTAAGTTATACAAATGAAGCGTGAAGAGATACTCCGGCAGGCTGAGACGCTAATCAATGGTGACAGGGCCAAAGATTATGGTGATGCCAAACAGAACTTTGAGGACATAGCGAACTTGTGGACTGTGTTTCTTGGTACGAAGATTACCAGAGAACAGGTTGCAGTTTGTATGATCCTGATGAAGTGTTCTCGTTTGATGAAATCTAATCACATGGACGGTTGGATTGATATTTGTGGGTACGCTGCGCTTGGAGGAGAAAAATGAAGTGTTGGCACTGCAAAGCGGAATTGATCTGGGGTGGCGACGAGGACTGTGACGATCAAGAGTATGACATGGTGACCAACCTGTCGTGCTCCAAATGTGAAAGCTTTGTTTTAGTTTTCTATAAGGAACCAACAGATGAGGACGAGGGCGCATGAGGTATTTGTGGGACGTAAAAGATGATGGGCTTCACATCTATGAAGATGGCGAAAGGGTTGCACGGTTGGAGCCTAGTCAGTTTGTGCATATACTGGCGGATCTTTCTGCGCACGTTCGATGGCAGCAGATTGAAGCGAACAAGGCAGCGTTTGTAAACAAGTATAGGAAGCACGATGGCGAGGGATAGAAAAGACGCACGAACCATTGACTTCATGGCGCGGATAGAACTGGGAGAGAGTCTCGATCCAGATTGGAATATTCCCTCTGAGTATCCGGATCTGACGCAATACAAAAGCATAGCGATTGACTTGGAAACGCGGGATCCAAACATTCAAACGCTTGGTCCCGGTTGGGCAAGGAATGATGGATACGTTGTTGGTATAGCGGTGGCAGCGGGGGACTACCAAGGGTACTTCCCTATCCGGCATGAGAACGGACATAATCTTGATCCGGACATGACCATGCGTTGGCTCAAGAAGCAGATGGCTACACCGGATATTCCAAAGATTATGCACAACGCCACGTATGATGCGGGGTGGCTACACGCTGAAGGTGTTGATGTTCAGGGACGTATTATCGACACCATGGTTGCTGCGCCTTTGGTTGACGAGAACAGGTTTTCGTACAGCCTCAACAATCTGGGCCGTGACTATATTGACATGCGCAAAGACGAAAAGATGCTTCGCGCTGCGGCAAAAGACTGGGGTATCGATCCCAAGGCGGATATGTGGCGCTTGCCTCCCAAGTTTGTGGGGGCATACGCGGAGCAAGATGCGTTGATGACGTTGAAGTTGTGGGAGTATCTCCAGATCGAGATCAACAAGCAGGATCTCACGCACATCTTTGATCTTGAAACCAGTCTGATTCCGATGATGCTGGACATGCGGAAACAGGGGGTCCGCGTGGATTTGGATAAAGCTGCACGGGTGCAGGGGGATTTGAAAAAGAATGCCAAGCTGGTACACGCAGAGATCAAGCGCAAAACAGGCGTAGACATTCAGCCATGGGCTGCTGCCTCAGTGCAAAAGATGTTTGAGGCGTTGAACTTGAGCTATCCTAAGACAGAGAACGGCGCTCCATCTTTCACCAAGCAGTATTTGAACGCGCATCCACACGAGATGTGCCAGCAACTGGTACGGCTGCGGGAACTGGACAAGGCTAGTAGTACGTTTGTCGAAAGCATCCTGCGCCACGAGTATAAGGGCCGCATCCACTGCGAGTTTCACCAGCTTCGATCCGATGATGGCGGCACTGTGACAGGGCGGTTTTCATCTTCAAACCCCAACCTCCAGCAAATCCCTGCCCGAGATCCGGAGATCAAGGCTGCAATACGCGGCCTGTTCATTCCTGAAGAGGGGGAGAAGTGGGGATCGTTTGACTATGCAAGCCAAGAACCGAGACTCTTGGTGCATTTTGCTGCGTCCATGCCTGATAGTATGCGCAACCCGATGGTCGATACGATTGTTGAGGAGTACCACAAGGGCGATGTTGATCTGCATCAGATGGTGGCAGACATGGCAG